TTAGGCGCCGAACAGCTCGCGCATCGACAAAACGCGGTGCACGGAAACGACCGTGTCCTGCCGAAATTCGATGGTGCTTGCCGGATTGAGTTGGCGGACCAACACTACGTCTTCAGTCGAGTGATCGAACTCTTTCAGCCAGCTCTGGATTACGTCGCCCGGATGGTTCCGAGTCTGAACCACGACGTCATCGCCGCTACGGGGCGGCCTGTCCGGTGAAACGAAAATGAGATCGCCAGACCTATGACGCGGGAACATGGACTCGCCGTGAACGTAGAGCGCATAGATATTACGTGCCTGAGCCAACCCTGGCGGCCTCCGAACCACATCGATCTGCCCATCGATGACAAAACATCCAACCACCGACGCAGCCGCTACGCCGTACACAGGAATATCCAGCGGCAGGTATGACAACTGATCCGCACTAACCGCCGCGCCGGGAACATCGGATGGCACCGCCTCATTGACGTCGGCAGGCCTAAGTCCTGCCGCCTGCATTTCGGCCTGCAATTCCTGGACAGACCAGTCCAAGGCCTTGGCGAGCCGGGGCATATAGCTGGCGCGTATATCCCGCTTATTACCACCGACGATATCAGTGATGTAGTTTTTCCCCAACTTGCCGTGGTTCTCGGCTTGGGTTGGCCCGCGACCTATCACGGAGAGTCGTTTGCTGACGATGTCTGCTAGTGTGGTCATGCCTGATTTATCCGGTATTTCCAACCAGATTGCACGCCAGATATTACTGGTTGACTGGCATGATAAATCTGGTATCTGTTTCGATCATGGAACGGACGCTCTCTCATCATCTGACCGCCCTCTCTGCCGCCTACGCGTCGGCCATGGGCGTTTCGCTAGCAACGTTGTCGGAGCGTGCGGCGGGTGATTGGCGCTTCTTCCAACAGGTCGCGGCCGGAACACTCAATTTCCGCATCCGGTCCTATGACAGAGCGATAACTTGGTTCTCGGCCAACTGGCCGGAGGGGGGCGAGTGGCCTGCCGATGTGCCGCGCCCAGCGATTTCGGTGGCGGAGGCTTCGGCCGATGAATAACGCGCCGCTCACCTTCGACCTGGTTGTCTGGGATGTGCTGTTCGAAACGCTCTACTTTCGGCAGGGAATTCCGCCATGGGTTGCGGCTGCGCGGGTGAACGCCATTCCGAAACCCGACTGGGTCGATCTTGCCAGGGAGCTTTACGAAGCGCCGGACGGTCAGCGATCGAGAATGGCTGCGCTAGCCAGCGCCGAACTATTTCTGTCGCGACGCTTCCCGGATCTTCTTGAGCCTTCGTCGGAAGAGTGGGGCGCGCCCTGCCCTCTGCCCAGTCATTGAGCCGGGGAACGGTGCGCCATTCCGCCTCGAGGCGGACGTGAATGTTGGTGGGGGCTGAAAGCGCTGCAAGGCGATCGCCCTTCCACCCGTCGAGCAATATGCCGGCGCCGATAGCGGTGACGGCGTGATCAAGAACGGGATCGTCGAGCGGGGCGAGGATGTCCCAGCAGGCGTACCAGACAGCAAGGTCCACATCGATGTCCATTTCGGCTTCCATTCTTCGCCTGACTGGCCCGCCCTAGCGGCCGTCGTCTGAGCAGACCATCCGTCTGAACCACTGTTTTCCCAAGGAAAAAAATCGAGGGAGATTTTCCTTGAACGATACCGCTTTGCCCGATGGGCTTCTCACCATGATCAAGACGGCGACGCGCGCCCTAGTGGCGGCGGCGGCCGTGCCTGGCTCGACCGGGCCGGAGCGCGTCGAGCAACTGACGGGCTACTCACGCGGCCAGATCAGCAAGTGGTGCTCGGACAGCTTCCCGGTGATCATGCCGCCAGAGGTCATGTTTCTTCTGGAGTTCACCGTCCAGAAGCCGATTTTTGCCGGCGTTCTGGCGGCGCTGACCGGCCGCGGGCTGGTTTCGCTCTCCGATGCCAACCCGGTAGACGCTCACACACTGATGAACGGCGTTGTCGACCTCACCGGTTCGCACTCGCGCTTCGTGACCTCGCTCACCGAAGACCTCGCCGACATGCAGATGACGCCCGGCGAAGCCAAGGCGTCGCTGAAGGCGGGCATGACCCATCAGGACCAGCTTAACCAGATGCTTCAGCGCCTCGCGGAAATCGCCGAGGGCGCCGATGGGCGGGCGGAGGCACGGCCATGAGCGAGAACCTCCGCGTCGATCGCTACTTGGAAAACCAGGAGATGGATCACATCGACCACGCCTTGGGTCGGCCGCTCGATCCGCTGGGTGAGACCTATCGGAACTACTACGCGACCGGTTCGCAAAGGTTCGACGGTAATCCCCACTGGACACTGGTCGAAGTCAGCAAGGGCGGCACACGCATTTATTCAGTAACCGACGAAGGTCGGCAGGCCCTTGCCGAATACCTGAAGGCGAGCGGCTCAAAGCATCGGGCTTTCCTGGTGACCGTCGAGATCGACGGCGTTGTCGACGAGCGGCCCGTCGTCGCAAAAGACGAGGCCGAAGCTTGCTATGGCCGCTATCTCGATATCATCGATGCCCTCCCTGATCTGACCTTCGACGAGTTCTGCCGCTGCGCCACGTGGTCCGCACTGGAGCCGGCCCATGGCTGAGCGGCGCATATTCACCCGCGGGGCTCGCCGCTTCGAGGTGGTGGTGATCTCAGTCACCGCCAACCGCCGTCGGCGTGCGCGAGTGATCCGCCGGCTCGCCGCCGCTCGCATGCTTCCATCCACCATCGCCCACAAGCTCGGCGTTTCGCTCGCCGATGTGCGGGCGGCTCTTTCGGCTCCTGATCCGTGGGGAGGGCTGTTCGATGCGCGGCGATGATCCCGAGTTCGACGCCTGGGTTGACCGGGCGCGCGCTGGAAGCTTCCTGCAGGCCATTGAGCTCTGTGAGTTCATGCCTGCCAAAGGGCAAGCACAACGCAACGATCGTGCCGGCCCCTGCCCGGCTTGCGGCGGCACCGACCGCTTCGCCGTACGTTTCAACGATCGTGTTTTCAACTGCCGTCATTGCGGCGCCAGAGGTCGCGACGCACTTTCTCTGGCGCTGGTTGGGGAAAAAATATCCTTCGTCGAGGCCTGCGAGGCATTGACCGGCGAGCCGAAGCCCTCGCACACCCGTGACGAGACGCCTGAGGAAAGGGCCGCCCGGCACGAACGCCGCCGCAAGGCCGAAGCCGCCGCGCTGGTAGCTGCCGAAAAGCAGGCGCGGCAGATTGAAGCCGACCGCCGCCGGTCGCTGGAAAGCGCCGATCGGCTGTGGGGGCGCGGCGGATCTCTGGTCAATTCTCCAATCGCGGACTATTTCGGCCATCGCGACATCCGGCCACTACCGCCGGGTATCGAGAACCTGCGCTTCGTGTCGGACCTCCCATACTATGTGGAGGTGGATGTCGAACGCGGCGGCGACATCGAAACGGAGCTGCGCGTTATCCATCGCGGGCCGGGAATGCTGGGGCGTATCCAGGCGCCGGCCGGCCGCATTATCGGCGTCCATCGGACTTGGTTCGACCAGATATTCTCGGCGGATAACCCCAAGGGTCGGCCGCATCTGTTCCACCCGCAGACGGGCAAAGCGCTGAAGACCAAGAAGGTGCTTGGCGAGCAACACGGCGGCGCCATCCGCCTGGTGCGCGGCCTCGACTGGCGCGGCAATGTGCCGACAGGCTTCCCCGGCGACATGATACCGCCCACACGGATGTTTCTGGCCGAAGGCGTCGAAACGCTGTTGAGCGTTTACCTGGCGCTGTGGCGCGACCGCTCGCCGCTCCTCGATCGCGCAGCCTTCTGGTGCGGCATCAACCTCGGCAACCTGCAAAATATCCGGGCTCCAAAGCCGATCGCCGAGGTGATCCTGCTCGGCGATGGCGATAGCGACCCTGACGACACGACCAAAGCGCTCGGCCGGGCCGAGGCGAGCTTCACCGGACAGGGCTGCCGCGTGGCCCGGCTGATGGCCGATCGCGGCAAGGATTTCAACGACATGCTGAGGGCATCATGAGCATCGAGGCCTACGTCACTTCCCTCGCCTCCGAAGGCGTTCCGCTGGGCTGTATCGCCCGGGCCCTCCGTCTCGATCGCGGCCGGCTGAAAATGATCATCGAGGATGCACTGGAAAGCGGGCTGATCGCTGAGGCACCGGCGCCAGACTGGCTGGGCACGCGCTTTGACGCCCGGCCCGGCGTCGGCGCGGTGATCGAGTCGCCACCCGTGACGCGCGCTAGCGTGCTGCTCGGCCGCTACGGGCTCGACGGCCGAATGGCGGCGCTGTTGCTCGCCTTGTTTGACCAGCCGTTCCTGCCGATCGACGAGGCTGTCGACACCTTCACGCGAACGGGCAGCGAAGGCGTGCTGCGCAAGATGCTGGCCGAGATCCGCCGCGCCGTCGCCAAAGATAGCCTCTCCATCCGTGCCAAACATGGCGCTGGCTATTTCATGGCCACCGCCAGCCGCACCCGCCTCGCCGACGTATTCCGGAGGGCTGGCTGTGAGTGACGCATATCTGGACTTCCTGCACACCAAGATGGTGTCGGCGCCAGTCGCCGGCATCGAACCGGGGAGAGCCGAATGACATGGCTCTACATCCCCAACCTTCCATCAACATCATCTCCCTCTGCACTGGAGGCTATGGCCTCGACTTCGGATTGGACTTGGCGATGCCAAGTGCTCGAAGCGTCTGTCTGGTGGAGAGGGAAGCCTTCGCGGTTTCGCGACTGGTATCGGCGATGCAGGAGGGTGCCATTCATGAGGCACCTATATGGAGCGATGCCCGAACCTTCGACGGCCGACCTTGGCGCGGCCTCGTGGATGGCGTTATTGGCGGCATCCCGTGCCAGCCACATAGTCTCGCCGGCCGGCGGCGCGGTGCCGAAGATCCTCGCGACCTCTGGTCCACGGCTCGCCGCATCATCGTGCAATCCCGCGCGTGGTGGTGTCTCATCGAGAACGTCCCGGGCATGCTCTCCGCGAAGGGCAAGATCGCCGGTGCCGAGCGCGTCCGCAGAGACTTACAAAGACTGGGTTTTGCGGTTGAGGGAGGACTTTTCTCGGCGGCGGAAGTTGGCGCAAGCCACGAGAGAGAGCGAGTATTCATCCTCGGCGTGGCCGACGGCTTTGGTCGCGAATGCTGGCGAGAAGGTAACGTTGGCGAGCAAGCGGCCTGGGCTGATGCATGCGGTTGTGTCGATGTGGCCCACGGCGACAACGCGGGATCATCGATCGCTTTGCGCCAGCCAAGAAACGATGGAGCGAAATGCGCGGCCACTGAGCGAGTTCGTGGGGATGTGGGCGACACCCCGGGCTGGCCACAGTGGACCGGATTATGCTCGCCGGGATACCGGGAAACCGAACAGCAATCTGGCGACGGACATAGCCCTCTGGTCGACACCTCGGGCGACAGACGGCGAGAAGGGGGGCCCGAACATGAGCTTCGGAGCAGGCGGCGAACCGCTGCCATCGATGGCGGCGAACTGGATGTCTCCGCGTGTCTCGTCGGGGCCCTGGATGCGACAAAAGAACGGGACGAAGAAACTGACGATCGATGGTCAGGCCTGCCGCTTTACCCCCCCCAGCCCAGAGACGCGGACAGATGGCGAGACGTCGTCGCCCGAGCGCCGGAGCTTGAACCCGCAGTTCGTCGAGTGGCTGATGGGATGGCCTCCAGGGTGGACGCGCTTCGCATGCTCGGCAACGGAGTTGTTCCTTTGGAAGGCGCGCATGCGTTCCGCACTCTCGTCACTCGACTCGCCGCGCGAGGCTCCACCGGCGCAGCTTTCCTTGGCAGTCTGATAGATCATGGCCGATGACGACGCACCGCGCGAGCGGTTGGGCGAGGCGATCGCGGAGGCGGTTGCCGCCGCCTTCACGCCCGAGGCGGGCGATGATGCCTCGCCCCCTCCTTCACCCGAGGCCGGATCGTTGCCGGTTCCGGTTGAGGATAGCGGCGAGCCCGTTGTCGACTGGGACATGGTGAAGATCTGCTCGGCCGAGCCTGAGACGGACATCGGCAACGGCCGCCGCTTCCTGATCTGGAATGGCGACCGCGTCGTCTCCATCGAAGGGCTTGGTTGGGCCGTGCATGATGGCAAGCGCTGGGGCCTCGACTATTTCGAGAGCGCCGTGCGCCCGCTCGCCCACCACACGGTGGAGGCGATCCGCCACGAAGCACGCTTCATCGAGCCGACCAAGGAAGAGGCCGACGCCATGGCGCTGGCCGAGGAGCATCACCTTCGCTGGCGCGAGCTGGTGAAGAAAGGCAAGAGCCGCGACATGAAGGACGAAGTGGAGCTATTCGAGATGGGCAACACGATGACCGCCGGCGAACGGGCGGCCGATGCAGTCGACGATAGGAAGTCCAAGCGGGCGCGCTACGCCAAGACATCGGCCTCGTCGGGCAAGATGGACAACATGATGAATGAGGCGAAGTGCTATCGCAGCCGGCCTGTCAGCGTGCTCGACAGCGACCCTTATGCCATCAACTTCGCCAACGGCACGGTGCGTCTCTACCGGAAAGAGGACAAAACATGGACCTGGCGGATCGACGAGCACAACCGCGCCGACCTCATCTCCAAATTGGCTCCGGTGGAGTTCCTGCCCGAAGCCGAATGCCCCGTTTTCCTGACCTTCATCGAAACCGTGCTGCCGGACGACGACGTGCGCGCCTTCATGAAGCGCTATCTCGGCTATTGCCTGACGGCGCTCACCCACGAGCAGGTGTTCACCTTCCTCTACGGCATGGGCCGCAACGGCAAATCGACGCTGGTCGACATCATCTGCCGAATTCTCGGCGACTATACCACCACCGTGCCCTTCGAGACGCTGGCCGGCGACGACCGGCGCAAGGGCTCGGAAGCGACGCCTGACCTTGTTCGGGTGCCAGGTGCCCGCATCGTCCGAGCCAGTGAGCCGGAAAGCGGCATGAAGTTCCGCGAGAGCATGGTGAAAAGCCTCACCTCCGGCGAGCCGATCCTGATCCGCCGCATGCGCGAGGAATTCATCGAGATCTACCCGACCTTCAAGCTGATCGTCTCTGGCAACCACCGACCCGACATCCGTGGCGGCGACGACGGTATCTGGCGGCGCGTGCTGTTGGTGCCGTTCGAGGTGCAGATCCCGAAAGACCAGGTCGACCGCCAGTTGCCGGAGAAGCTATGGGCGGAACGCTCCGGCATCCTCAACTGGCTTTTACAGGGCGCCCTTTCCTACCTTGAGGAAGGGCTGAAGGTGCCAGATGCCGTGCGGTCAGCCACCGAGGACTATCGCGAGCAGTCCGATCCTTATGGCGCCTTCCTCAAGGGCGCATGCCTCGTCAGCGGCCAGGACGACGATATTGCGACGCCGGGTGAACTCTACGCCGCCTTCAAGCGCTTCTGCGAGCGGCAGGGCTTCTTCTGCGTATCGGTTTCCACCTTCAACAAGGCGATCCCCGAGAAGGCCGCCGCGTTCGGCTTTCGCAAGGCCAAGACCAACGGCTTGTCGGTTTATCGCGGCATCCGCGTGCTCGACGAATTCAAGTTCGACCCCTCCTACACCCCGGCGCCGGACGGCTTCGGCTGATTTCTCGAGGTTTCAGGGAGGCTAGGGAGGCAAAACCACCGTCTGGCGCGTCTGCCTCCCTGAGGAAGAACGAAGGATAGCGCAGCAAATCCAACGATCTAAAAAGTTTAGGGGAGGCTAGGGAGTGTAGGGAGGCAGTTTGGTTATATGCGTAGAAAATCAAAAGCCGATCAGGATTAGCGCTAAAAAAAACATAGAGATATCGGCGAACTGCCTCCCTAGGCTCCCTAGCCTCCCTATCGAAACGAATTCAAAGGCTTAGTCAGGGAGGCAGCACATTTTGCCCCTCCCCGTGCCTCCCTAGCCTCCCTGAAAATCGATGGAAGGGTCTATCAGAAATGGCAAAAGAGACGATCGACGTTGAGAAGGTTGTGGAGTGGGCTTATCGGATACAATGTGTCGACCGGCAACTTGGTGGGCCAGATAATACACCTTCCGTAGTGTCGATTAGTGGTGGCCTTGGCGAATACGTTCGGCTCGGTACTCGGGTCGACAATTCGGGCGCGGCCACGCGGGCGCTCGGCTTGCGCCTACCCGGTGATGCGACCATCGTCCACGATGCCGTTCTATCGCTCGGTGATGTCTATCTCGAATGGCGCGCCCGCGACGTGGTTGAGGTCTGGGACGCACGGCTCGCCTCCGAAAAGGGTATGGCGATCGTTCCCAAGGGGAAGTACTTGGCCATCGCGCCCGCCTATGAAGTTGGCGAGGAAACTCAGCCTGCTCCGCTTGAGGTGATATCGGCCGCCGTACTGGTCATCCTCAACGGTCGCACTGGTAGCCGGCCGGATTGGTATCCCGATTGGCGTCCCGGATCACGCTATACCGTCGAACCGGATCGGCGCGAGGTGATGCTCGCCCGCGCCACCTATCTCGCCTGGTGGCTATCGCTCTGCCGTTTGGCGGAAAGGTTGTCCAGATCGCTGTCCGACTTCGACGTAACCGGACCAGAAGCGCCAGAGGCGCCATGGAAGGCTCATCGGCCGAATATCGTCGAGGACCTCACCACCAACCTGCCCCGTGTGTCACGGAAGGGAGCCGACAAGCGACGCCGACGCGCGTAACAAATCCCGCTTAACTCACTGATAGAACAGGTAGAAAGAAAATAGTTGGACGCTCGGCCTCTTGTGCTATCTCTGATGACGCTAAATCAGATCAAAAACGCCTCGGCCATCCCGCCGGGGCGTTTTGCGTATCGGAGGTGAGATGGCTGGCGGCATTCTCGTTGCTCGCTGGGCCGATGCCAACCTAAAGGTTTTCGGAAAGCGGATTGATGCGCTGAATGCGCAATTCCCGAAAGTACTGCCGCGCATCGTCAATCAGGTTGGCAACCGATCGAAGACTATCGTCATTCGCACCCTGACAAAACAGACCGGCTTGCCACGCAAGACCATCGTCAAAGCCGTTGGCAATCCGAACCCTGCCCGACCTGGCAAGCTCTCGTTCGAGATGCGAACCCGAGGAGGCAATATCCGTCTCAAGTACCTTCGCCCTCGCGAGACAAAGAAGGGTATTGTCGCCTACCCATTCGGTAAGCGCGTGCTGTTTGCTGGCGCCTTCATGCGGGGCGGCGCCTTTCCGAAGCGCAAGACTGTCGCTAAGTTCGACGGGCACGTGATGTTCCGTCCGCATGGGCAGAGGAAGAACTATTCATTCCAGCGGTCTGGTGTGTATGTCCCGGTGGAGATGACCACGGGACGAACCGCTACCGAGTTCCAGAAGATCGCCGCCCCCCTGCTCCGCGAGCGGGTTGAGGCAGCCCTCACCAAGCTCCTCGGCCCCTGACCCGCTGTGAAACATAGTGTTTCACAGCTTTTTGGATAGGGACCGTACGCCCCGCCGACACCCTGCGGTAGCGCGCGACTGCGGGGTTTGGCTAGTCTGACGCTAAAATCGAAGCCTAAAGGTAAAGGTCACCTAAAGCTAAAAGTGGCCGGAGGTAAAGGATCGGGGCCGACCGGCATGGGCGAGATCGTCTCGAAAAGCCGCTTTGCCGAGATCATCGGCGTCTCGCCGGGGCGTGTGTCGCAGTACATCGCCGAGGGGAAGATCAGCCACGCGGCAATCGTCGGCGAGGGCCAGCGCGCGAAGATCGATGTCGAGGTCGCGAAGGACGATCTGCGGCGAACGCTCGACATCGCACAGCGGCTTGGAAACGGCATCTCCACCCGCATCGACGCAGCAGTCCGCCCCAACGAAACGACGGCGAGACCGGCTGGCGAGGCCGGCGCGCCAGCAGCGCCACTGCCGGAGCCGCCGCGCGGCATTGACCAGGAGCTGAAACTTGAGAAGCTTCAGCAAATACGCCGCGCCAACCGGAACGCCGCGATCGCGGATGCCAAGTCGCGCGGCGAGTTGATCACCACTGTCGACGCTAAGGCCGAAATGACCAAGGTGGCTATGGCGATGATGCAGGAGTTCGAGGGCGAGATTACGGACTTTGCGACGGCGATCGCGGCGCGCTTCTCGCTGCCGCAGCGCGACGTGATCCACCTTCTCCGTCAACGACACAGGGAATTCAGGGCAGACCGATCGAACGCTCTAGATAGAGCCGCCGCTGCGATGCCTGAGACCGTGGAAACGCAGGTGTTGGCGCACGACGACGAGGAAGAGCTTGCGTGAAGCACATCACCATCGAGACGGCCAACGCCAAGCGTATCATGCTGGTGGTGATCGCCGATGCGCTCCGCCCGCCGCCGGCCGTCAACTATGTCGACTGGGCCGTCGACAACATCACGTTCCAGGACAATGAAAGCGACGTTCCGGGGCCTTACAACCGCCGTGCCTTCCGTTACTTCGACGAGGTGCTGCGCGCCCTTTCGCCGGAAGATCCCTGTCGCATTGTGACGCTGGCGAAAAGCGCTCAGCTTGGCGGCACGGTGATCGCCGTAATCTTCACGCTCGGGACCATGGACATGGACCCGTGCTATTTCTTCTACGTCCACCCAACGGAGAGCAACGCCAAGAAGTGGAGCCGGATGAAACTGGTTCCGCTGCTGAAGACGACGCCCGACCTGAGGTCGGCCTTCCCTCTGACTAATCGCGACGGCTCCGACAGCGTTCTCTACAAGGAACGACGCGACGGGCGTGGCGCTATCCAGATCAGTGGTGCCAACTCCCCATCGAACCTTTCGCAGGTGACGATGAAACGTCAGGTCCAGGACGACCTGTCGAAGTGGGAGATGAACAACGCCGGCGATCCAGAGACGCAGGCCGACAGTCGGTCGCGCGGCAAGGAATTCGCCAAGATCCTGAAAATCTCGACGCCGCTGGTCATGCCCGGCTGTCGGATCACCCGAAATTTCGAGGAAGGTAGCCAGGAATTCCCGTTCGTCCCCTGCCCCCATTGCGGGCACATGCAGGTGCTCGAATGGGAAAACATGTTGGCGGGGCTCGACGAAGACCATCCGGAAGACGCGCATTTCACGTGCATCGAATGCGGTTCGATAATCGAAGAGCATCATCGCGCTGAGATGGTCGACAAGGTCGAATGGCGGGCCAAAAACCCGGCCGCCAAGCGCTACCATCGATCCTTCTATCTCTGGTCTGCCTATTCGATCCTGCAGAGTTGGGAGCGTATCGCCCGAGAATGGCTTGCGGCCAAGGGTGATCCCGAGCGGGAGCGGGTATTCCTCAACGACACCGTCGGCCGGGCATTCGTGACCAATGGCGAAGCGCCGCCGTGGGAGGGCCTTCGCGATCGGGCGGCGCAATCGCCACGATCACGTGGACGCATCCCGGCTGGCTACTTTGTGGTCGCCATCGGCGTCGACTGCCAGAAAGATCGCGTCGAGTGGCAGGCCGTGGCCTTCGGCCGCGACTATCGTCGCGCTCCTGTCGATTATGGGGTGATCCCCGGCCACATCAGCGAGCGCGATTGTCAGGATAGGCTCGACGCGCTGCTGAAGGAAACCTGGCTGAACTCGGCCGGAAATCGGATCGGCCTCGACAAGCTGGCGATCGACGGAAACGCGTGGACCGAGGACGTTTGGGAATGGGCGCGGCGGCATTCGGCGCAGCGCGTGGTCATGGTGCGCGGCCTCAATACGGACGTGGCGCCGTTGACGGCCCGCGTCAAGAAGGAGCGGAACGCGAAAACCGGCAAGCTGCTCAGGTATTCGAGCCGCTTTTACAACGTCAATGTCAGCGTCCTGAAAATGGCGCTCTATCGCAACCTGGCGAAGACGGACCCTCTGCAGCGTGGCTTTGTCGATTTTCCGGCCGGGTTCGAGGACGAATACTTCCGGCAGTTGACGTCGGAACGGCGGATCAAGGTGAAAACCAGATCCGGTGCCGAGAAGTACGAATGGGTGCCGGACCAGACGATCCGCAACGAAATGCTCGACACCATGAACCAAGCCGAAGCGGCCGCGATCCTATGGGGTGTGCGCAGCTTGCCTGAGGCCATTTGGGACAGGCTCGAAGCAGAACGAGAAACACCGCTGCCCGAGGCGCAACTCGACCTCGAGGACGGGCTATTCGGGCGACATAGCTCGGCGAAAGCCGCGCCGAAGCAACCGGAACCGAAGGTCAACAGATGGCGGAACCGCAAATGAACGGAGTTGGAAAAGGCGAACGCCTCTCCCGCCTCGCGCGCGGCGTCGCCTCTCTGTTTGGCAAAGGAGGGGTAGCCACCCCAGCGACTTCTAACCCGGCAACCATGGATCGTACGCGCGCCACAGCCTATCTGCGCGATACACGCAGCGGAGTCATTGCCTCCCGGCCGGCCTCATTGCGGGAGCACCGCGACGAGATACGGCGCGTCTGGTCGCGTGCCGGCGCGCTCGCTATGGATCTGATCCAGAATTCTGGCCGGCTAAAAGGTGCCGTCGACCAGATCCTCGCAGACACGGTCGGCGTCGAGCTAACGCTCAACCCACAGCCTGATTTCACCGGGCTCGGCTATAACGACAAGGAGCGGGCGGACTGGATCGCTCTCGTCAAGCGTGCTTGGAAAATGCACGCATGGAACCCGGCTGAGTGCGACTTTCGCGGCAAGCTGACGGTGCCGCAAATGGGCGACATCGGACTTCGATATTGGCTAGCCTACGGAGAATCTACCGGTATCGTCAGCTACATGGGGCCGGCACTTCGCCAGCGTTATGGCGTCCGCACCGGCAATAAGATGCTGATGGTTCCACCGCATCGTCTTGTCCAAGATACCAATGACCTTGTCGGCCTGTACCAAGGCGTTCTCCACGACGAGAATGGCCGGCCAACATACTATCGCTTCAAAGAAAAGCGGGATGGCATCACCACGACCCGCGATTTCGCGGCTCGCGACGCCGCGGGGCGTTCCCTCGTCTTGCATGCCTTCGACCCCAGCGATGCTGAAGACGTGCGCGGCCTGTCGCCACTTGTCCCAGGTATAAGAAAATACCTGATGGCGGAGAACCTCGACGACGCCACGGCACAGATGGCTTTTCTCCAGACGATTGTTTCCGTCATTCTGACCTCGAAGCAGCCCTCCGCCGAGGCTTTCGAGGCGTTGCAGGTGATGAAAGATGTCGCTGGCTCCGGCGCAGATGACATCGCCGAGGACTTTGCCAATTACTTCTCAGCGCAGCTCGATCGCGCAAACGAAAGCCAGATTACGGTATCGAGTGATCCCACCGTATCGCACCTCGCCCCCGGTGAGGATCTATCCATCAAGTCGGCTGGCGTGCCGGGAAGCGACTACCTGCCTTTCCATAAAGCATTGTCGCGGGATACGGCTCGGGCGATCGGCATCACCTACGGCGGCTACACGCTGGATTATTCCGACGCCACCTACGCCTCGACCCGCATGGAGACGTCTTCGCTCTGGCCGGTAGTGCTTCGTCGGCGCGAGCGGATCGCGGCACCGCATTATCAGCTGCCCTATGAGCATTGGCTCGAAGAGATGATCGCGTCCGGTCGCATACCCTTCAAGGGGGGACTTCGTGCCTTTCAGGCCAATCGGGATCGCGCCTGCTGGGCAACCTGGCAGGGACCGGCCAAACCTTCGGCCGACGATCAGAAATCGGCCAACGCGTCGTCAGAGCGCATCGCCAACGGCACGGGAAGCCTCGCCCGCGAATGCGCCGATATCGGTCTCGATGAAAACGAGGTGTTCGCCGAAAGGCTTGCCGAGCATCAGCGGTATGTGGATGCCGGCATGCGCTCGCCCTACGACCGGGAGGCGAAGGCACCTTCGAGCGACACGGCGACATCGTCCAAGAAAGTAGGTGCATCGGCATGACGACCGTAAACATTGCTGGTGTCGACGTCGACCAGGACGATCCTTGTGCCCTCTACGCCGCGCTTTACGGCGTGTATCTCAAGCGCCTCGCCGGGCAGGAAGTCGAAGAGCTTACCATTCAGTCGCCGCTGACACGCGAGACGGTGAAGTATTCGGCGATCAGTCTCGACGCTTTCGAAGATCGCCTTTCAACGCTTAAGGCGGCCTGCGAACGCAAGCGGGGTCGACGCTCGCGGTTTGCCAAATCCATCCGCTTCGCCTGAAGGAAACACCACCATGACCGTTCTCGTGAACGGCGAAATCGTCTTGTACGGTTTCGTCGGCGACAACATGTGGGAACAAGGGTTCATCGATCGTGACGTGGTCGACGCCCTGGCCGAACTCGGCCGCGACACTGATGTGACCGTGCGCCTCAATTCCGGTGGCGGCTACATCGCCGACGGCATCGCCATTTTCAACGCGCTCTCGGCTCACAAGGGCAAAGTAACGGTGGTTGTCGATGGCATCGCTGCGTCGAGCGCCTCGGTGATAGCCATGGCCGGAGACGAGCGGATCATGCGGTCCGGCTCGCTCATGATGATCCACGACCCTTCGGGGATGGCCTATGGCACCGTCGACGACATCGCCAAGACCATCAAGGCGCTGGATGCCTATCGCGACAGCATTGCCGCCATCTACGCGGAGACGACAGGCGAAGCGCTCGACGCGCTGAAGGTCGACATGAAGGCCGAGACGTGGATCTCGGCAGAGGATGCGGTGACACGCGGCTTTGCCACAGCCAACGACAACTCCGCCGCCATCGAGGCCACGGCATACGACTACCGGCTTTATGCGCATGCGCCGGAACGTCTCGTCGCGCTGGCAGCCACCAATCACTGGTCGCTGAAGGCGGCCAGATCGAAGGCGATGGCTCGTTGTGAGCCGGAACAGCCCCCTATGCAGGAGCAGACCATGACCAACAAGCCCGCGGCGGGGACATTTACCGCCGACGACGTCAGTGCTGCCATCAAAGCGGCGACCGACCGCATCCAGAAGATCGTCACCAGCGAGGAAGCGAAGGGGCGCGAACCTCTTGCCCAGCATCTCGCCTATAACACCGCGCTCAGCGTCGACGACGTTTTGGCGACGCTGAAGTCCGCCTCGGTCACTCAGCCCGCCTCCGATCCGGCGAAGGACTACGAAAACGAGCGGCAGGCTGCCGGTGCCGGCCTTGCTCGACCGGGTGGCAAGCCGCAGGCACCTCAGGCGCTCGACGCCAAGGCCATCTACGCCAAGCGCCGCCAGGCCAACCGCTAATCCAAGGAAACACCAACATGCCCGAAGTGCTCGAAGGCCGGCGCAACGCTGAATTCCTCCTGTCGGAGGCCAATGGCGCGCGTTCGCGCGACAATATCAAGTTCCTTGCCGGCTCCGGCAGCATCAAGTCAGGCACCGTGCTGGGGAAGATCACGGCCAGCGGCAAATATACGCCGCACGCACCGGCCGCCGCCGACGGCAGCGAGACGGCCATCGCTGTTGCGTTCAACAACGTCACCGTTCCAGTGGACGCCGACCTCGTTGACGTAGGCATCACGCGCGACGCCGAGGTGAAGACAGTCTGCCTGACCTTCAACGCCGCCACCGATACGGATGCCGAGAAAGCAGCCGTTCTCGCTTCCCTCGCCGCTGTCGGCATCATCGGCCGCTGACTGGCCCCTTCAGAGAGGATTTCAGAAATGGCGGATATGTCCATCTTCAACGAGGACGAGTTCACACTTACCTCGCTGACTACGCTTGCCAACGAAACGCCGCCGATCCCCGGTCAGATCGGCGCTACGCTGGACTTCGAAGAAGACAGCATCACCACCACTTCGATCAAGGTGGAGCGCGAAGGCGCTACCTTGGCGCTGGTCGAACCGACGCCGCGCGGCGGCCCCGGCGAAGTGATCGACCACGACAAGCGTGGCATGCGGACCTTCGATGCGACGCACCTTCAGCGAGACGAAAGCGTCAAGGCTGAGGAGGTGCAGAATGTGCGCGCCAGTGGCTCGGCCACGGAGGCGATGCAGCTGCAGGACCTTGTCGACAGCAAGATGCGCCGGCATTATCGCGACTTCGACCTGACCGATGAGTGGATGAAGGTCGGCGTCATCTCCGGGAAGATCGTTTCCGGCAAGGGCCATACCATTCTCGATATCTACGGCGAATTCGGTTTGGCTGTTCCAGCCCCGATTGAGCTTGATCTTTCCAATGAGGCGACGAAGGTTCGTCTGTTCGCCGACGAGCTTCGCACGGATATGGAGGACGATCTCGTCGCTCCGAGCTACGAAAGCGTTGTTGCTTTCTGTGGCAACGGTTTCTTCCGTGATCTGGTGGACTTCAAGGAGGTACGCGAGACCTATCTGAACACCGCCGCGGCCTTCGAGCTTCGTGGCATTTTGCCGGACGTGGTCAATTATGGTGGTGTCACTTGGGTACGGCACAAGACAGGCTCCAAGGCCCGCGCCGCAGCCGGCGGTAACTTGATCGCCGACGACGAAGCACGTGTGTGCTTCAAGGGTGTGCCGGGACTTTACATCACTCGTTTCGCGCCGGCCGACTACTGGGATACAGTAAATAGGCCGGGTCTGCCGCGTTATATGAACGAGGCAGAGAGCCAGCGTACCGAGAAGGCGGCCTTCTTCGAGGTGCAGACCAACCCGATCCATCTCTGCACCCAGCCCGCGACACTGCGCCGACTGAAGCTCAAGGCGGCCTGACAGTGGACCTTGCTGCCGCTCGCGTTCACCTCGCCGAACAGTCTCGCAAGACGTTCGGCGAGGAGGCGAAGGTTAAGCCGGGTAATATGGGTGACGAACGCTGGGAAGCGGACCCGGCACGACAAGCCTTCGATGTCGTCGTTCATCCGGTATTCTCGGCCGGCGATGAAGCGTCGCTGGCCGGCGGCAGAACGAACGGGTGGATGGCCAGGCTTGCCATCGGGCCAGCCTCCGTGGAAGTCGACTTCAAAGCCTATCCGGAAGCTCTGAGCGCCAAAGCCAAGGACCGCCTGACCTTGACGGCTCGCAATGCGACCTTCGAGATCAACCGCGTCGATCGTCAGGGGCGAGATCGCCTCGTCTGGAGCCTCGTCAAGCTATGAGCGTTGTCCGCATCGCGAGCCGACTCGTGATCGTACTGGCACTGCGCGGCCACACCCTGGCCGGCGGCACCGTCGCGGATAGCGAGAACACCCCCTTCGACAAAAAGGCCGCCGAGGCAGTTTGTCCGTTCATCTCGGTCTATACCGACAATCAGGCCCGCAACGCGCGAGACATCGACCCGGCGCGGCCGGTAGATCGGCTCACGATCACCATCGAAATTGGTGTCAGCGCCAAAGTACAGGACGACAAAGGCGAGGATATTGACGGCTTGCCGATGACCGACGCCGGGATGGAACTCATTCTCGACGCTATCGAACGGCAAATCCTGATAGTGCTAGCCGATGACGAAAATCCGTGGTCGGCTATCTGGAAGAGGCTGTGGCGCGGTGATCCTCAGCTCAAGTCGACACGCGGCGCATCGGCAGCAGACGGCGTTCGGTTTGCCGGTCGGCAACTGGAAATCATAGTAGAGCCGCTGAAAGAACCACCATCTGGAGCGCCGGCAACGGGCGTCTGGGCCGACTTGTTGTCGATGGTCGACGTTGTGCCTGGCCGCGAGACGACGGCGCGAATGTTGCGGCAGCTCATTGAGGCACCGGCGCCGACGGACGACTGGTACGCCCTCCGACGCAACATGCTGATGTCAGCGGCCGAGGGATCTGCCCTTCTCCTCGATCCGATGCCCGGCGTTCTGCCTGAGTTCGGTGAGGTCTCGCCAACATGAGCCGCGAGAGGGGCATCGTCGCCCAGTTCGTGGAACTGTCTTTCCGTGTGGCTGAGATCGAACGCCGCGACCGGAACCGCAGCCGCAAGGGCGTGGTCACTGAGGTCGATCACACAACGGGCAAGGCGCGTGTCAAACTTTCTGGCGACGACGAGGAGCCGTTTAAGACCGGTTGGATACCGTGGGGCGAGGTCGCGGCCGGCGATATCAAAACACATATCCCGCCGTCAGTCGGTCAACAGGTCACGGTCCGTTCCGACAATGGCGACCTGACCGACGCGATCGTCGACATGGCCGTGCCGTCGGACGCCAACCCACGGCCGCACGACGGGCCGGAGGCAGTGATTACCAAGGGCTCGACCCGCATCGAGGTTGGCGATGACCTGGTGTCTATCGCCGCCACGAGAATCAGGATGATCGCCGACGTCGAGATCGATGGCGACATCGTGACGACGGGCAGCATCGTCAACAACGGCAAACACGTCGACAGCGGCCACGAACACACAAATACGATGCCTGGCGCCGGCACATCCGGCCCACCCGTCTGACCTCAGGAGACAAGACCATGGCGAAATACAAGGTGCGCCTCGATTGCGAGGTTGCCGGCCGCTGGCGCACGACCACGGAAGAGCTAGAGCTTTCGGATGTCGCTGCGAAACACCTCTTGCCGCCCTATGGCAACGTGCTTGTGCCGGTTGATGACCCGGCGAAGGTAGCCGCGACGGTGTCACGGAAGGCTACGGCGAAGGCTGCGGACGACAATGGCTGACTCTGCCGGCGTCAATGCATCGACCGGCAAGCCGCTCACCGACTGGCAACATACCGAGCAATCGCTCCGGAAGGTGCTGGAGACGCCGATCGGAAGACGCGTGATGCGCCGGGATTTCGGCTCGAAGATCTTCGACTTCATCGACGCCAAGATGACTGCGGCCAATATCCTCGGCATCTACGCGGCAGCGGCCGAGGCAATCGAAGCGTGGGAGCCTCGCTTTCGTGCGTATCGCGCTTCGGTCTCAGCGGCCTCGGCCGACGGGGCTCTCGAATTGACCCTTTACGGCCTCTATTTCCCGCGCGGACACCTCGGCGATTATTCGATCGTAGAGGACGCAAGCATGCGTGTGCTCCTAAACTCCTGATCGGCACTGGGTTTCCTCAGACATGACCATCGACCTGTCCCGTCTACCGCCTCCGACAATCATCGAGGTGGTCGACTACGAGACCCTGCAATCTCAATTCCTCGCTCGCTTCGCAGAGGCATGGTCGGCCGCCCGTACCAGAGATCCGACTTTGCCAGAATGGAATGTCGGTGGCTTGGAAACCGATCCCACCGTCATCGCTGCGGAGGCCTGGTCATACCTGCGACTGCTCGACCGGCAGCGCGTCAACGACGTGATCAAGGCCCTATTGGCGCCTCTCGCCGAGGGCGACGACCTCGACAACGTCGTTGCTCGCATCGGCGTCGAGCGGCTGACCATCGTCGCTGCCACGAACACTACGGCGGCCGTGATGGAGAGCGACGATCGGCTGTTGCAGCGCTACCTACTCGCCTTTACACGGCCGGCCGCTGGCTCGGCCGACCGCTACATTTATGAGGCGATGACCGCGTGGCCGACGATGCTGACCGGCAGTGTGAACGGCCGATCCGTGCACGGTCGCAAGGGCGACGTCGATATCGTCGTCGCCGGGCCAGATGGCCGTGACGCCACGGACGAGGAGCTGGCAGTCGTGCGGGCAGCGTGCACGTCGACCTCGGTTAAGCCGGAAGCGACCAGCGTCTCCATCCTCCGGGCGACTCGCATCATCTATGCCGTCGCCGGCAAGGTGACGGTGCCTAACGGTCCCGACGCCGAGACCGTGAGGCTTGAGGCTGTGGCGCGCATCCTTGCCGCCGGCACGGCGCGCATGACGATCGGCGCAGAGGTACCGGTGAACGCGCTGGAGGGTGCCGCTTATGGCACCTCCGTCACACGCGCTGATCTGACGGCTCCGACGGACGACATCGCCGCCGATCCCTACACCATCCCTATTCCGGGGCAGATCGCTCTCGCCGTCAAGGTGTCGGCATGACCACAGCCGCCGACCTTCTGCCGGCCACGGCCGCGCCTTTCGAGATCGCCCTCGCCAAGGCAATGACCGACACCCTGCCGGTGCCGCTGCGCGAAGCGCTGGACCCGGCCACGGCGCCCGCCAACCTGCTGCCGTTCCTCGCCGTCCACGATGGCGTCCGCCTCTGGTTCTCGGACTGGAGCGAGGCGCGCAAGCGCGATGTTATCGGCGCATCGCTCACCGACTGCTGGCTAGTCGGCGTCCGTGACGGCGCAGTGCGCTACCTTGCTTATGTCGACGGCACTCTTGTCGACGCCGTCGCCTATCCAGCCCGTTTTGTGATGGGCCGGGCGGTTATCGGCCGGACGCCGATCGGTCACGCGCCCTTCCTGGCGCGCTACCTCGTCAGGGTGGCCACCCGAAAGCCGCCACGCTCTCTCGTCATGAGCCGTGGCGTGCTTGGACGCGCCCGCTTGAAGACGCCGAGCCGGGAGCCGTTTCAGCGGTGTCTCTCCGCCCTTCGCACCGCCAAGGCGCCGGAGACCGAGATCCGCATCGACTTCGGTCACTCCCGCCAAATCCGCCTTTCCGACGGGGTGCCGCTCGATGGCACTTATCGGCTTGGCTCTTTCATCACTCGCACCAAGCTCTGAGGGGACCATGCTCAAGACGGTCGAATTCACCGAAGCCGAAGTTGCCGAGCCCTCGGATTTCGATGCGATCAGCCAGTATGGTCGCGAGGGCGGCGAGGCAATCGTCGGCGGCGCCATCGCCTATGCCCACCATTGGGCGGGCTATTCGATCGCTCAGTCTTCGGCAGTCGAGGTGACGCTCAACCCCGGCTATCTGTTCGTGGCCGAGAAAGTCCACGGAAACGATGTTGCGATCGTCGTCAACCTCCAGACCTACCTGCCGCTGGTGACCGGCGACGGCCGATACGTGGCGCTACTCCTGCGCGGCGCAGAGACCACAGTGACCGAGAGCCGAGAAATCGAGACCGATGCCGACACTGGCGACACGGTGATGCAGACGGTTCCCAAGACGAACGTTCGCCGCGTCGAGGTAGTGGTCCAGCAGGGCCTTAGCTCGCCGACGCCGGTCAAACCGACGGTCGCCTCCACCGAGTGCTGCGTCGCCTACGTCGAGCTGTCGACCACGGGCATCGTCGCCGTCGAGATGGAGCAATCCTCGCGCGTCAAGGCGCTCGCTGAAGTCGAGGGGCGGCTCACCATCGTCGAGAACGAGATGGACGCCGCCGTGGCACGCGTTTCGTCAATCGAGACCGACATCGCCAACATCGCGGTGCGGCTCAATGACATCCCGAACCCTGTTGTGGTGCGGCAGATGCAGCGCGACCTGGCGCAGATCCGGCGCGAGATCGCCATGCCGGACGAGGCGCGCGCCTACTGGTACGACAACGGCTTGCTCAAGGACGAGTGGGACACGGCGAATACCTCCTGGCTGGCGCGCATCCGTGAGGGCGTACGCTTTGCCTGGGCGACGCAGCGCGACATGCAAATGGCGCTGCTCGACGCATCCTCAAGCGCGATCCGCGCGTCCGGCACCCTGATATTGCCGGCTTGGGAAGAAGTCGCCCGCCTTGAGGTAAAAGGCGATGGTGGATCGAAGAACATCAGCCAGCTCACCCACACGGTGACAACGGCGATCCAGAAAACCTTGTCGCGCACGGTGACCGAGTACGGCGCCACGACGACGAGATGTCAAAACGCGGCCGGTTGGGCATTCCTCGGTAATATGTCGGTCGGGCAGACTTTCACCAAGGATGGCGAAACCTTTGTCATCACCTCGATCGACACCAACAACAATAACAGAGGCCATTATCTCTATTCGTTCCAGAACATTACGGTCCGAACAGTCGAAGAGACCTATTGGGAGTATGTGACCGAGGAAGTGGGCGTCAACGGTTCGATTTACGGCCAGACTTGGCTGTGTGCCCAGCCGATGGTGCTGACCGGCCTCGACCTCAGTTTCACCCGCGTCGGCTCGGACGGCGAGGTTCACCTTTTCATTTGCGAGTGCGATAGCTCCGGCCAGCCGCAGCTCGATAGCGTCATCGCCTCGATGTCGAAGGCGGCAAATGCACTCGCTACCGGCTGGGTGAAATTCGACCTGACGCCAACCTTGCTGGAGAGCGGCAAGCGCTACGCCTGGTTCACGGTCACAACCGGCAACCACGCGCTCGAGACGGTTGCCGGCAACAAGTATGCCCAAGGAACGCTATTCTATTGCGGTGACGGCGCCTGGGCGCAGGGAGACGCCGAGACCGACTTTGCCATGCGCCTCTATGGCGCCAAGTTCTCGGCCACCCGCACGGTAGTGGAGATGCAGTCGGCCACGTTGGAGAACGGCATCACGGACATGCGCTTCCTGCACGCAGGCTGGGCACCGGGTGGTACATCGCTCACCTGGGAAATCAAGCCCAGCGACAGCGACGACTGGAAGCCGGTGACAATCGATGCCGCCATCGACACCACTTGGCTAGCTGGCCTGCCTGCCTTGGTGCAGGTGCGCGCCGTGTTCGCCGGCACCACCGATTTGCAACCGGCCATCGTGATGGATGCCAACGCCCGCATTATGACATTCCGGCCGCGTGGTGACATGCAGGCGATCAGCGTCGAGCACGATTTCGGCGTCTCGACCATGTCGATCCAGCTCGACACGGTGATCGATCAATGGAACGGCGGCAAACATACGGCCGCACCAAAGCTGCTGATTGGCGGCACCGTCTACACGCCAGCCGCCACGGTGGTAACGCCAGACCTTATCAACGCGAAGAAGCGGACCATCTCGGCGACTTTTACCGTCCCCTCGACCACGTCGGCGCGGGCGCGGTTCGACATGACCTCGACCGAGGTCACCGACCTGCCGTTCATCGACAACATAGCCATGTACGCACTCTGAGGGTGACATGACCGACCAAACCGGCTCCATCGACGCCGCCACCATCGATCCGGACACGAGCTACCGGATCACACTCGCCCGACCGGCGACGGTAGCCGGCATCAAGCTCCGGCCGCGCGGCGACATCACGTTGCGCGGCGACCTCCTCAAAACACTGATCACGGAGACGCCGGATGTCGTCCTCAGCATCGCTGCCGTCGCCTGACGACGACTATGCCGCTCCGCTCGACGCTAACCTCAACAAGGCGTTTTGGGATGCGGCGCTGAAGTCGGTTGGTGCCCGCGTCCGGGCGCTTGAAGCTGTCAAAGCCGATTGGGAGAAATTGATCAGCGAAGGCACTGGTCAGGCACTCGCGGTAATCCAAGCCAACGTCGAGCCGCAGCTGGTGGCACTCACGGCCATTATCAATCAGCTCAAGGCCGAGGTCGCCGCGGCCGAGGACGCTATTGCCGTCATCATCGCCGGTGGTGTCAATATGTCAAACGTGATCGGCCTCACGGAGGCTTTGTCTGGCAAAGCGAACGTAACTGATCTCAGCGGCGCCGTGGCGGCTCTGACCCACTTGATGGAGAACTATGTCTCCCACACGGAGGCACAGGAGCTCACATCTGAGCAAAAGGCACTGGCGCTCTCGAATCTCGGCCTGGATGACATCCACAATACCTTGACGCCGATCACCATTGTCGCGGCGGACGGGCAGATCGATTTTGCCCTTGGGACAGAAGTGTCGCCCAGCGCATGTCTCGTGTTCCACAACGGCGCGAAGTTGTCAGGCACCGACTACGCATTGACCACGACTACGCTGTCACTGATTTCGGCAACGGTCGCCGGCGACGTTGTCACTGTGATCGCAATCGGTACTTTCGAGGTCGCCAACGCATTATTGCCCGCCGCCAACCTTGCCGACCTCGCCGACATCATAGCGGCTCGAAACAACCTCGGCCTCCGTTCGGCAGCGACGAAAGCGGCCGGTGACCCTAGTTTGATGCCCCCCGGCAGCGTGATCGGGCGCGCCTATGCCGAGTATACAGCGGCCACAGTCTATAACAGCGTTATTCCGTTCGATGCCACGGTACCGCAGATTACCGAAGGTGTTGAGATTATCTCGACGACATACACGCCTAAAATCGCCGGGAGTAAACTGCGCATTACCTTTGGCGGCTTGGCTCAAGTTGCGGCCACCGGGCAACCTCTTGCGGCCGCCACGTTCCTTAACGGTGGCACCGATGCAGTCAATACGACAGTGGACTACCACTATTACGATGGAGATGCGCATCGGATCGCAACGGACTTTGAAATAGCTACGTCAGGACTGGTTCCCCAGACTATCGCCGTGCGTGTTGGCACTCACTCCGGCGGAGCGTTTAAGTTCAACGGGCAGGGCGGCGCTACGTTTGGCGGCACAATGAAAACTACCCTCGTCGTTGAGGAGATCATGCCATGACCTTCGCTGCAAATCTTGCCGCACTCGCTCGACGCGGCATTGTCGGCGTTGGCGACCTGCTCTCGTTTGATGCGAACGGGAAGTATCCGGTGGGCGACGGAAGCCAGCTTACAGGCTTGCTCAAGGGCGGCACGACCGTGACGCTTAGTGGGACGGCTGTCGACTTTACCGGCATCCCATCGACCGCCAAGCGTGTCGTCGTTGTGCTCGACGGAATCAGCATCACCGGAACGGCGACAACGATCAACCTGCAACTCGGCAAAGCGGCCGGAATGGAGACCACCGGTTATCAGTCGTCGTGCGGTATCGCCTCTTCCGGGTCTGCCGGCGGCGCCACTTCGACGATCGGCATGCAAATCGCGTGGGCTGCTGGCGCCACCGTAACCCACTGGGGTCGCGCTGTGCTTGAGAAAGCCGGCGTCAACCGGTGGGTTTGCTCCGCACATGGTGGATTAGATAACGGTGGCGGTATCAACTACAGCTTCAGCGGCGGCGGCGGAAAGACACTGGCGAATACGCTCGATCGTTTGCGCATCACGACGTCCAACGGAACGGATACGTTCGACGCTGGCACCGCGACGGTTTTCTGGGAGTAATGCCATGCGCGTCGAAATCGACCTTATGACAGGCTCAGTCACGGAATACGCGGATATTCCCGCCCCTCAGCCAGATATCGAAGCTCTTCGATCCGCTGCCAAGGTTCGAGTGGATATCGCTGCTGAGGCCTACCGCCTCATTTACATCACCGCCGGCAGCGGTCAGGCCATGGCCTACACCCAGAAACTCAACGAGGCGCGGGCCTACCTCGCCGATCCGTCGCTTACGGCCGGCGAGTGCCCGCATATCTTTGCCGAGGTCGGCATTACCGCCGAGACCGCAGCAACAGTCGCCCAGGTGGTAGACGCCATGCATGCCACTTGGCAGGTGAAGTCGGCGGAAATCGAACACAAGCGTCTTGCAGCCAAAGCGGCGATCGACGCGGCAGAAACCGCCGAAGCGATCAACGCAGCAACTGAGGTTGGCTGGGATGCTTGACGAGCCCAGTACAGGCGACCGAAGGTACCTCACATGACAAGGGCGTGAGATCAGTGATGGAACCGCTGGACTATCGGAATCAGATATGCGCTGACGTGGATAAAGCAGTCCTCGTGCCGTTTCGCACAGTCGACCCGATAGATGGCTGGTTGCCTATCGTTGCCAAATGCCATGACAATGTAGACCAATGGGTAAAGCTCCATCCCGGCTCGCGAGCGGTAAGAGGGTGGCTCGCTTACGTGAACTACGGTGTCTCTATTGGCTACACAGCGCATTCCGTCGTTCAAGGTTCTGACGGCAGTCTGTTCGACCTAACTCCGACCCTTGGCCCAAATGCATGGCGCGGTCCCTTTATTGCCCACAGAGGCTCGGACGCCCTGTTTTGTGAGATGGTGAAAAAGCTCGGCCAGGAGATCCGGTGTTCGGGCAATTGCCCCGCTCCAGAACTGACCTTTGAGGATTTGCTGGCCGCGACCTCGTCCATTGCGGCGGACGATACAGAGGCGACTAGTCCGGCGGGCAAAATCAGCTAGAGCACTTATTAAGTCCAGATGAGACGGAGGCGGTATAACCCGCTGCGGGGCTAGATTGGCGTCAGCCCGCAAGGCGAGGAATCGCTTGATCGCCACTCCGCCAGCGCCATTGGCGCCGGCTTTGACGTGGCAGGATTCGTCAGGCGAGACAATGCGTGAAATCAGGTGCCCCCGTTGCGGGGCGCTCCTCTTCAAGGTGGCGTTGAATGCTCTTCAAGGCCTCGTCGAGATCAAATGCCGGCGCTGCGGCGTCATCAATTGCATGAGGCCGATCGAGCCCACTCCTGAGTGCCGCGAGCACCGACAGGAAATGAAGACATGGCTCGTATCGAACGCTTCGGAACCACAACCCTGATCCTCGGCGATGCGCTTGAGTTGCTGACATCTCTCGATGTTGGCGACTTCGTCGGCGTGCTGACCGATCCGCCTTACAGCTCTGGCGGCAATGTTCGCGACAAGGCAATGCCGACCAGTGCGAAGTATCTGCAAGGCAGAGGCGGCGGTCGCTATCCAGAGTTTGCCGGGGACACGCGCGATCAACGCTCGTTTCTCACGTGGTCCACAATGTGGATGAGCCTAGCGCGGAAACTGGTTGTGCCAGGTGGTATCCTTGCCACCTTCACTGATTGGCGCCAGCTACCCGTCACCACCGACGCTGTTCAATGTGCCGGATGGGTTTGGCGAGGCATTGTACCGTGGGACAAAACTGAGAGCGCCCGGCCGCAGCTTGGGAGATATCGGAACCAGACGGAGTTTGTAGCTTGGGGGACCAACGGTTCCAGACCGCTGCTTGGCCCGGTCGCTCCGGGCGTATTTCGGATGCCGGTCCCTCGCGTAAAACACCACATTGCCGGCAAACCGGTTGAGTTGATGCGGGGGTTGCTCAGTGTCATGCAGGGACCGGTCCTCGATCCATTTATGGGATCGGCTACCGTCGGCGTGGCTTGCCTTGAGATGGGTCTCCACTATGTCGGGATGGAAGTTGACCCAACAATCTTCGAGATCGCTTGTCAGCGAATGGCGGCGGTCAAACCCTTGGGCAATCAGAAAGAAACACAACTTCAACTGAGAGAAATCCGCGAATAGATCCTCGATCTCAATCGAGCATCCCATCCTCCGGCCCGCCGAAAGGCGGGTTTTTTTCATGCCCGCTCAGGAGACATCGGCATGGCTAGCCAGAGCTATTTTCACGGCGTGACGCTTTCCGAAAGTTCGGAAGACGCAGCGCTCCAGCGTGTCGCCGACTGGGGCGTCACCTTCTACAACGGCACGGCACCGGATGCCGACGAGGCTCAGTTCCCGCTCAACACGCCAACGGTGGTGACATCGCTTACCAATGCCGCCGGTTTGGGCACTGCCGGCAGCTTGCTGGACGACCTGACTACGCATTTTGGCGAAGGTGGCACCACCGTTGTGGTCAACCGTGTCGACGAAGGCGCCAGCGCCACGGAGACCGCTGCCAACCTCCTGGGCAACGCGGTGGCGCGGACAGGCATCTATTCTGCGCTGCGCACCAAGGCGCTGACCGGCCTCGCTCCGCGGGTTGTCGTCACGGCCGGTGATACTGGCAGCTGGATCGACGATGGCGTAGTCTCGATCAGCGTGACCAATGGCGGCGCCGGCTATAGCGTGCCGCCGACGGTGGCCATTGCCAGAGCGGCAGGTGACACTACTGGCATTGGCGCAACCGCCGAGGCGACTGTTGAGAATGGTGCCGTCACCGCCGTCACGGTGACGAATGCTGGTGAGGGCTACTCGTTGGCACCAGTTGTCACCATCACCCGCGCTGCCGGCGATACCACCGGTGCCGGCACTGTCGCCGTGGCGAACATTGGCGACGTTGCCAACAGCTTTATCTCGGCACTCAACACCGTCTGTCCGAAGATCCGCGCCCGCGCCTACATTCACGGCCCGAACACCACCAACGTAGAGGCGGTCCGGTTTCGGAACACCATCAATTCCGATCGCATTCTCATCATCGATCCCAAGTCACTCAAGAATGTCAACGACGTGCCGATGGTCCGTCCGATGGCGCCGGTGTTCGCGGGCGTTCGAGCGCGCGTGGTGGCCAGTGACGAGGGAGTGTCCGGTTCGGTCTCCAACAAGCTGATCCGGACCATCGACGGCGTCGCCCGCACCATCGCCTATCCCGATGACTCCAACTATCTCAACGGCAACCAGATCGCGACGGTCATCAACGAGCGCGGTGGACTGCGCACCTGGGGTTCGCGGCTTGCGACCGACAAAAGCCTTTGGGCATTCGACAGCGTCCGCGCCACGGCCGACATGGTCAACGAGGGCCTCGAAGACATCTATTTCAACTGGGTCGACAAGAAGTTCACAGCCGGGAACCTCAAGATGATGCTTGAGGACGGCAATGCGCTGTTGCGCGACTACAAGCTCAACAACGACATCCTGGGCGGCCGTGTCTGGCTGGCTGCACAGAACACGCCGACACTCAACGCGGCTGGCAACGTCTACCTTGGGGTGGAGTTCGAGCCGGTCGGCCTGATGGAGCAGATCCGCCTGACCACCCATCGCAACATTCTCTACTACACGCTGCTTCTCGATAGCGTCGCCGGTGCGATCGAGAACGGCCCGCTGACGCTCGCCGCCTGAGGAGGCCCAACATGAGCAACCTTCCGTCCTTTCTTCTCCGCAACTGCATGCTCTGGGCCGACAAGGAATCGAAGATCGGCCAGATCGGCGACATCACCATCCCCGTGCCGACGGAGAAGATGGAAGAGATGCGAAACGCCGGCATGGTGAAGCCGCGCGAGGTATCGCTCGGCTACGAGAAGCTGGAATTCGGCTTCAAGATGCCCGGCTTCGACCCGCAGATCATGAAGCTGTTCGGCCTCGCCCCCGGCACCGAGAAGCAATTCCTGGTGACCGGCGCTCTCGCAGACGAGGACGGCACGATGCACAGCGCCGTGCTCACCATGTACGGCCGCCTCAAGACCGCCAATGGCGGCACTTGGAAGCCAGGCGAGGTGAGCGAAAACGACCTTCAGTGTTCGGTCAATCGCTACAAGCTCGAGGTGGACGGCGATCCCATCCTCGAGATCGACGACTTCGACGTGATCGTCGGCGGCACGAGCACGGAAAGCTCGGTTCGCAGCGCTCTGCTGCTCTGAAAGGAAAGACTATGACTAGCATCCCGTACACGCTAAAGCGCCCGATCAAGATCGCCCAGGGTGAAAGCGAAGAGCTGATCACACAGCTCGAAATCAACGACGATCCCGATTGCGGCGACCTCGCCGCCACGGACGCCGTCGAAGGCGATTTCCATAAAACGATTGCCCTGATCGCTGCGCTTGCGGGCATTCCCTACACCACGGCGAAGAAGATCAAACCGGTGGATTTCAATGCCCTCAATGAGATCGTGACGCCGATCGTGAAAGGCACATCGGGAAACGCCTGAGCGGGTGGACTGAAAAAATCGTGCTGATCGCGGCGGAGTGCTCGACCCCCATTCCAGAGGTCGAGCGCTTCGCGGTCAGCAAGGCCACCCGCTATTTCGACGCTGCCTGCCGGCTGGTTGAGGCGAAGCGCCAGGCGCACTAACTAGTGCGTGAAGCCGTAGGACTTAGCGACACGGCCAACTTGGCGACAGTGAGCCGTTTTCTGAGACGCACTCATTTGTTTGAGCTCGTATTCTGAACCGCCGGTGAGTAACGCCAGAGTGCCGGTGAACTCCATGTCGTTCGCCTCGACATTCTTGTCGATAAAGGCCTCGATAGCCGCCTGGTCGTAGGAAAAGCCGCATGCTTCTTCCGCGGCTAGGACCTGGCCAAGAGCGTGCGCTACATCGGTACTATCCTTCGCGGCAGCCGCTCCGACGCTCGCTGAAAAGACACCGATCCAAGCAATGACCGCAAACGGCTTTATGTGGCGTGATGCCGGCGCGTTCATAAACATGGTTCGCCCTTTCGAAAAGCAACTTCTGATCGAACGATAGCATCCGCCCTTTTGCCGTCAAGGCAGCGAAAGGGAGGCAAAAGGACGTCGAATGAAGCTCGCATCGACACTCGTCGTTAGCCTTCTGGACAAGTTCACCGGCCCCTCGGGCATGGTCGGGCGCGCCATGAAGAGCCTTGCCGGCGCATCGCGATCACTCGACACCTCGCTTGCGTCCTCGCGGACAAAGCTCGCCGGCTATCACAGCAACATGCTCGGAGTGGCGGCTGCGGGCTACGCGGCGGCACGCGCACTGGCGGCACCGGTCAAGGCAGCCATGGATTTCGAAAGCGCCATGGCCGACGTGAAAAAGGTGGTGAATTTCGAGACGCCGGGGTCGTTCCTGAAGTTCAAGGCCGACGTGCTGATGATGTCGACGCGCATTCCGATGGCGGCCGATGCCCTCACGAAGATCGTCGCCGCCGCCGGCCAGTCCGGCATTGCCAACAAGGATCTTCTGAAGTTCACCGAGCTCGCCGCCAAGGTGGGCGTCGCCTTCGACATTTCGGCCGATACGGCCGGCGACAGCCTCGCCAAGATGATGACGGCGTTGAGCCTCTCGGTCGATGATGTTGGCAAGTTGGCAGATGCCATGAATTATCTATCGAACAGCCAGGCATCGTCTGCAGCCGATATCCTGGAGTTTTTCCGCCGTACCGGTTCGGATGGCAAGATGTTCGGCTTCACGGCCGTGCAGACCTCGGCCTTCGGTTCGGCGATGCTGTCGGCCGGCGCCGAAGCGGAGGTGGCGGCGACCAGCTTCCGCAACATGGGCAAGGCGCTTGCCAAGGGCGGCGCGGCGACGAAGGCGCAGCGGACCGCCTTCAAAGCGCTCGGCCTCGACGCGACCAAAGTCGCGAAGGCAATGCAGAAGGATGCTGTCGGCACCACCGTCAATGTGCTCGAAGCGATCAACAAGCTGCCGAAGTATCAGCAGTCGGCCGTCGCCTCTCAGTTGTTCGGCGACGAAGCACGCGCGCTGATGCCGCTCATCTCCAACCTCGACCTTCTCAAGAAGTCGCTAGGGATGGTGGCGAGCGAGACGTCCTATGCCGGCTCGGCCAATGCCGAGTATGCTGCTAGGGCGGCAACCTTCGCCAACAAGCTGCAGCTGTTCCAGAACAAGATGAACGGCCTTGCCGTGACCGTCGGTGACGCATTGATCCCGGCGCTTTCGGGGGCGATCGATACCATCGGCCCGCTGGTGGGTGTTCTCAGTGATTTCGTCGCCGCACACCCGGAACTCACCCGGAATATCGTACTCGCCAGCGCGGCTCTGGTCGGCTTCCGCATCGCAGCATTCGCGGCTGGGTATGCCGTGACCTCGCTTAAGGTCGCGGCTCTGGCCTCGGCAGTGGCTGTTCGCTCTGTTGGCCGGGCGGCGATCTTCGCCGGCACCATTGGACTGGCCCCCTTCGGACGCGCACTCTCGGGCTTGGCCGGTGTGGTGCAGATCGCGGCGATGCGCTTCCGCTTCGGCGCCACTGCTCTTAGGTCTGGAGGCTCGGCTGCTGGCTTTCTTGCGGGCACGTTCGCGACGCTCGGCCGAAGCCTCGTCTCGGTTGGCGGCATCGCTATGCGCCTGGTCGGCTCCATGTTGGCGTTTTCTGGCATCGGTCTCGTCGCGGCAGCGGCCATCGCCGCCATCGCAGCGGCCGGCGTTTGGCTCTACAACAACCTTTCCGGCATCGTAACCTTCCTCGGGTCGTTCGGAGAAGCTTTCATGGCCGCGCTCGGGCCGGCCAAGGGGGTAATCCAGCCGGTCGTCGATGCCGCGGGCCGGCTTTATGACAAGGTGGCCAGCTGGCTCGGGCCGATCGATGCCAGTGGCGAGAAGTGGAAAGCCTGGGGCGAGCTCGCCGGCAAGGCCGTTGCCGGATGGGTCAACGCCGCGACCAGCTTCGTCACCAACACCATCGATCTCGTCACCGGGCTGCCGGACCGCGTCATGGCGTTGGCCGGGCGGATGTACGATGCCGGCGCCGCCCTCGTCACCGGTCTTTGGGATGGCCTCAAAGCGCAGATCGACGCCATGCTCGGCTGGTTCTCAGCCAAGATCGATGGCCTAGCGACGAGTGCTTCGTCGCTTGCCAATAAGATCTCGTTCGGAATGGTTGGCACGGCGGCGCCGGCAGCCACCTCGATGCCGGTAGCTGGCGCGCGCGCGGCTGGCGGCCCTGTTGAATTCGGGAAAATCTACAAGGTGGGCGAGCGCGGCACCGAACTGTTCACGCCAGGCGCCGATGGCACCATCAGCCCGAACAGCAGCTACCGACAAGCCACCAGTGGCGGCGGCGGGCGCACCATCCATGTCGGCGGCATCACCATCAATCTGGGCATGGTGAGCGATGGCCGATCGATACGGGACGTTGCTGAGGACCTTGGCCAGCGCATCCGTGACGCCCTCGATGGCACCTTTGCTGACGGGACGGTCTAGCGCCCAGGGTGTGCCGAACTCAGACCAGATCGTCGATTGCGACGCCGAGAGCGGCGGCTAGCTTCTTCATGGTGCCGATGCCGCCTTCTTTCTTGCCGGTCTCGATCTCCGACAGATAGGGCTGGCCGATACCCGCTTGGGCCGCCAGGGCGGAAATCGTCAAGCCGCGATGTTCGCGCCAGACCCGGACGGGGTTGTCACCGGAAAGCAAACGGCCGGCGATCTCGTCCGGCACAAGCTCTTCCTCGCCGGCCGCGAGCCGATGGCGGAAATCCGCAACGGCGGCCCGGTCCGCCGCATCCTCGGCGGTGGAAACGAGCCGCTCATAGTCCGCTTCGGGGATGACGACCATGCGCTCGCCGGAAGGGGTGGTGAGAAATTGCGCGTTCATGTCGAACCTCATTCGTAGACGCCGCCACGAGGGGCGATCTTGATGATGGCGATCACTTCGCCCTCTTCGGAAAACAGCACACGCCAGTCGCCAACGCGCAGCCGGAGGATGCCGGGCATACCGACCAGCGACTTGACATTGTTGGCAAGCGAGGCCGGGTCGGCGGCGTATTGGGCAATCTTCGCGCGGATGGTTGACACCGTGTTGGCGGGCATCCGCCGCAGGGTCTTCAACGCGTCCTTGCTGTAAGCGATCGTTTTCATGAATTGAATATCGCAAATAGCGATGAACATGTCAATCGCTGTAAGCGATATTTTGCGAGGGGAAACCATGTCGGGACCAGTGGTGATGATGCTCGGCGGCTATGCCTTCGAGGCGCATGGCTTTGGCTTCGACGGGCTGCGCCGACAACTGGATACGCCCTGGGCAACGATCGAGGTGGCACAGGCTTTCGATGCGCAGCAATGGATTGGGCCGAAATCGGATCAAGTGACGATCAGCGGCGTGCTGTTCCCGGTCGCATACGGTGGACAGGCGTCGTTGAGCGGCCTGACAGCCTCGGCGCTATCCGGTGAAAAGCTGATGTTCGTCTCCGGAACAGCGGACGATGGACAGATCCATGGGTATTTCACCATCCAAGGCATCGGCGAAGATCGCAGCTTCATCGACCGGAACGGTTCGCCGCGACGCAACGCTTATTCAATCGAACTCAAGCGCTACGGCGGAAGCCAGGCCACGATGCAAACGCTGATCGGTAGCCTGCTCAGCCTATTCGGGTGATGCCATGACCAAAACTGTTCAATCACGGCAGGGCGACACCGTCGACCTTATCTGCTGGCGGCACTATGGCCGAACGTCCGGCGCGGCCGAAGCGGTATTTGGGGCCAACCCTGGCATTGCCGACGTCGGTGCCGTGCTCCCGTTCGGCACGACGGTGATCCTGCCCGATCTCGACCTGGCGAAAGAGACTGCCACCACAACAGTGAGCCTGTGGGACTGACATGCACCCTTACGTCAATCTCACGGTCGGCGGAAACCCGGTGGCCGGCGCCTTCTTCGAGCGATTGATCTCCATGGAGATTACCGATGTCGACGGCGCCAAATCCGACACTTTTCGTGCCGATCTGTTGGACGGCCCGCCCGTCTTCCTCGCCATGCCTCGGAAGGGTGCCGTGGTGGTGCCGATCATCGGCTATCGAGACACGGTTGGCAGTGAACGCAATTTCGGGCGCTACGTGATCGATGACGTGTCCGGCCGGTGCCTGCCGTACAGCCTGTCCATCTCGGGCAAGGCCGCCGACCTTAAGGCTGGTCCGCAGAAGACGCGGGTGGAGCGACACTGGGACAACAAGACTGTCAAAGAGATCGTCCAGGATGTCGCCGCCGACGCTGGCCTCGAGGCTCGCGTATCGGAGCGGATCGGTGCCTTTGTCTATCCCTGGATCGGCCAGCTCGATGAAGGCCCACTCCACTTTGTCGAGCGGTTGGCACGACGCCATGGCGGCCTGTTTTCGGTGAAGGATGGCAAGCTGATCCTCGCCGAAAAAGGGCAAGGCACAGCCGTGTCTGGCGCCGATCTTGGGACGCTTGTCATCACGCCATCGATGATCGTCAAAAACAGCTTCAGCTTTCAGGACGCGTCGCGCGGCGCCTACGCCAAGGTCGTTGCCTATTGGCAGAATGACGAGAAGGCGCGCCGCGTCGAGGTGGAAGTCGATGCAGATGCCTCGGCATCGGGAACGTATCGCATTGTCGAACCTTTCGGCAGCCTTGAGGAAGCCGAAGAGGCAGCGACGGCCAAGGCCGCCAGCCTCAAGGCTGGTGATAGCCAGGTGTCATTCGACATGGTCGGAGACACCGCTCTCCGGGCCGGCAGGAAGTTCATTCTGAAGGACGTGCGGCCAGGGCTGGACGGGCGTGTCTACGCGTTTTCGAGCGTGACCCACCGGTTCGGTAAGGATGGGTATACCTGCCCGGTGGAGGCGAAGATCGGAAGTGGCTCGACCGTATCATCCGACGGAGGATAATCCGATGTCGTATTATGAAGCGGCAGCACAGAGTACATCAAGGGGTATGCTACGGCGCAGGAACCCAAGTACATGCCCTGGCGTCGTGAAGTATTTGTTTCTGAAATTTAACTAATCTAAGTCGCTATACGGCTGTATATTTGAAGATCCTGCAACTTTATTCACTATTAGCCAACGCTCTAGTGAATACATATATTTAGCAACACGCATGGCGCTTTGATAAGATCTCCTTTTGTGAATTGAATAGACCGCTCGGGACGCGCCAGCTCGCCTAAGCCATTTTTTCCTTAAATCCGTTTCTTTATGCATAACAAACACTCCTGCCTTCGAATTTCCAGCCAGGATCAGTAGACTAGTTTAAAGTAAAAATCAATGGCTAATTTCTTTTCATGTTTGCAATTGCACATTTGAAATATAATCACAAATTTATATTGGTATTCTGTTCTTGACTGTTTTATAGACGTCCGCAAATACATCAAGTATACGCGCTTTTCGCCGTGAAAGACCCTACACCGCTTCGATGGGGGGGCTTTCACGGTGAACGCTTAATGGACATGCCATAGCCCCCTGACTGCGGGCTTTATCATGAGGATTTTATGACCGTACATCTCGTTGCCGATTGGCGCCGGGTGCTTTCGCGCGCCTGGTCGATGCGGCTCGTCTATCTCGCCGCGGCCGTGCTGGTGCTGGCCGAGGTCGCCCAATGGGCGGTTGAGATCGCCTATTTGCCGCCGATCTGGAGCCTCGCTCTCCGGCTGGTCGGTGTCGCGCTGATGATCGCGGCCATCCCCGCCCGCGTGCTTCTGCAAAAGGAATTTCACGATGAGTAAGAGGGCTAAGGCCGCTTTGGCGTCCGGTCTCGGCGCAGTAGCGCTCGCCTCCACCTACCTGATCGCGCCGTGGGAGGGAATGTCGACCGTTCCCTATCGCGACATCGTCGGCGTGCTGACGGTCTGTTACGGCGAAACCGAGCGCGTCAACCCCGGCCAGCGCTACACCGAAGCCCAGTGCGACGCCAAACTCAAGACGCGGGTCGGACCGGACTATTTCGAGCCGCTGCTCCGGTGCGTCGTTGGCTTTGACCGCGCCCCGGTGAGCCTGCAAGCCGCGGCAACTTCGGCGGCCTACAATGTCGGCGTTCGCTCGATTTGCAAATCGACAGCGGCACGGCTGATCGGCTCAGCCCGCTATACAGATGCTTGCCGCGCATTGACGGCTTTCAACCGAGCCGGCGGCAAGGTGGTGCAGGGTCTCGTCAATCGACGTACCGATGGTGATGCATCCCGAATGGGTGAGGAAGAGTTTTGCCTTGAGGGCCTGAAATGATCGCCCTGATTTCTGCAGGCTGGTCGATTCTGTCCGGCAAATCGCAAGCCGCCATTGCATTGATCGGCGGCTTTCTTCTTGGTGCGCTGCTCACCTTTTTGGTCGTGACGTTTGTCTATGAGGGGCTGCGTCTGCCTCTGATCGGCCAGGTGGTCGGCGGCCGCGTTCAGACGGCCGTCAAGGCGGCGACGGCAGAGCTCGTTGCCCGCTCCGAGGTGACCGCCCTCAACGCCCAACTCAAGGAAATCGAGCGCCAGCGCCAGGCGGCCGACGCTGCCGCCTCGGCCGCCCGCACCCGTGCCGATCTGGCCCAGAAGGAAACTGACGATGCCCGTGCGAAGCTCGACGCGGCGATTGCCGCTGACGCTGGCCCTGACGGCTGCGCTTTCACTGACGACGATCTTGAGTGGCTGCGGCAGCACTGACACGGCGCGCCTCGACGCAGCCGCCACGACAACTGGCCAGGCGGCGGCCGGGGTGAACCTGGCGGAATGGCCCGATCGCTGCCGCCAGCACATGGAGCGCGTGACCCCGAAGGCTGGCGAAAAGGCCCGCTGGGTGCAGAAGCGCTGGCAGATCGTTGCTGATCAACAGGACCGGCGGACGGACGACTGCGCCACTTATTACGACGACGTGCGGGCCGGGCTCGCTGGAAAGGACAAGGAATGATCGATCAGGCCGTGGCCATGCCGGCATTCGCCGGCCTTTTTGGCGCCCTCTTCGGTGCCGTCGGCGGCTGGCTCGCCAAGCGTGCCGAAAAGGCACCCGACATTCAGGCGACGCTGAACGACGCCGTCGCCAGGGTAGTGGAGCACTACAAGGTGGCGCTCGACCGATCGGACGAGGAGTTGGCCGAGGCGCGGCGCGATGCCGCGGCGCTGCGCGATGAAATCGCCGAAATGCGGCGGTTGATCGAGGCGCAGTCAGCCAAGTTGGATGAGCAGTCGATCGAGATCGACCTGCTGGTGAAGCAGATCGGCAGCCTTGAACAGCAGATCGTCGACCTTGGCGGGCAGCCGCCAGCCCGACGCCTGCGCAGCAAGGCAAAAGAGGTGCAGGCATGACGCGGCCGGTGGGAAAGCATCTGACGCATGAAGAGCATGCGGAGATTCGCCGTCGTCTCGCTACGGGTGAAGCGCCGACGAAGATCGCCGCCGACATCGGCTGCCGCAAGGCCACCGCGTGGAAGATCAGGCGGGCCATGTTGGCGGCAACCGCCGGCACTGACCAGCCTGCCGATACCACGAAGCAAAAGGCGGAAGCACCGCCGGCCGACCCCGTGGAGGTCGCTCGGCTCAAGACGCAGCTCAAGTCGTTGCAAGGCGACAACAAGACGCTGCTCGATCGCGCCCGCAAGGCGGAGGATCTGCGCCGAGGTCTATTCGGCCTGACCTCTGTGCCGCCGGAGCCGGTGGCATTTCGGACGCCGGAGGGTGGCAATGCCTCGGCCGAGACGATCGTGCTGTTCCTGTCGGACCTCCACTGGGGCGAGCGAGTGTCGATCGAGGCGATGGACGGCCTCAACAGCTACAGCCTCGACATCGCCCGCGCCCGCCTCGGCCGCTATTTCCAGACGGTGGCCGACCTTGCCAGCAAGCACTGGACCGGCCCGCCGCCGGCACGGCTGATCCTGATCCTCGGCGGCGACCTGGTGTCCGGCGAGATCCATGCCGAGCTCGCCAAGACCAACGAGGCGAAGGCACTGCCGGCCGTCAAGGATTGCGCCAGTCACCTCGCCGAGGGTATCGCCTTGCTGCGGCGCAGCCTGCCCTGCCCGATCGATGTCGTCAGCCTCGCCGGAAATCATGGCCGCTCGACGTTGAAGCCGGAAAGCAAGGAAACCGTCGAGACCAGCTACGACACGCTGGTGTCGGACTTCCTTGAGATGATGCTCCGTCGTCGCAAGGACGTTTCCTTCTACGTGCCGGCGTCGGTCGACGCGCTGTTCCCTGTCTATGGTTGGCGAATGCTTGCCACCCACGGCGACCGGATCGGCAGTCGAGGTGGCCAGGGCTTCATCGGGCCGGCCGCTACGGCGGCGCGCGGCATGAAGCGCATTGTGGCCGACTATTCGGCGCGTGGTGTGCACCTCGACCTAATCCTGATGGGCCACTTCCATACGGCGATGCAGCTCGAGGAGGGCTTCGTCAACGGTTGCCTGCCCGGCCCGAGCGAGTATTCGCGCGACGGGCGCTTCCGCCCCGCCCCGGCTCGGCAGCTCTGGCTGACTATCCATCCGCGCCGATTCGTCACTTCGACCAGGTGGATCAATGTCGGCGTGCCGAGCGAGGGCGCGCTATACGCCCCGCCGCCGCCCGACCGCGAGATGCGGCCGCGATGGCGCGTGCCTGCGGTGAGTGTCCCAGCGGAGTGATTTTCAATGACCGTATTTGTTCTCGGCCTGACCGGCGCCGCCGGCTCGGGGAAGTCGACTGTTGCCCGACATATCGTTGAGAAGTGGGGCGGCGATGTTCGAGCGTTCGCCGAGCCTCTGAAGGCGATGCTGACGACATTTCTGCGCTATCAGGGCGTTGATCCGGACGTATGCAGGCGCATGGTTTCTGGTGATCTGAAAGAGGTTCCAACCGAATATCTAGGCGGTCGGACGCCGCGAGAAGCGATGCAGACGCTCGGAACTGAGTGGGGCCGCAGTCTCTCGGCTGACTTGTGGGTCAACGCATGGCGTCGCCGCGTCGACAGGGATGTCGAAGAGTCCAAGGCTAACGCAGAGGATTACATCCTTATCGCCGACGACGTGCGCTTCCCAAATGAAGCTGCGGCCATTCGTTCACGGGGTGATATTGTCGTGCGCGTCAAGCGGCCGGGCGCTGGGCTAACTGGTACGACCGGTCGCCATGCCAGCGAAACCGAAGACCTCGGGGCAGCGGACATGACGATTGCCAACACGGGCGATCTGGCGCAGCTCGGAATGTGCGTCGACATGGTGGTGGCGGGGGTGGTGACGTAG